CTCTAGTGATATGGAATAAAAGCTTTCAAAGGATTTGCTTAAGAACCCCATGTAATCAAACATGTCTCACCCTAGATCTCCTATGTGGGTCTAGGATAGTTCACCTACGCCCCCTTTGTTCGGGGGGGAACACAGGACTCAGAGAGTCCTGCGAGGAAACACGTAAGCAGCACCAGTTGACAATGGTGTACCGCTTACAGGCCACAAAGGCTGAGTGAACATAAAACACACCTATGACAGCAACCCGCCGGTCCGTTGACAAGCGAATTCTGACTCAGCGAGCTTAAGCTGTCTTAACCAAAACGGACAAGGAAGTACCGTTTGGGGGGAACGTAAAAGTTCCCGGTGCTGTTGCCGATATATACCAGATACCCATAACCTGGCTTGAACTGGCAACAACCGTGGCATTGGTCTGAACGAGACCTCCTGTATAGGTTGGTGTGCCTACGGTAGTGTTGGTGGTATTCAACCACCAAAATTCGTACGCGCCGGTGGCTTTGATCTGCATGGTACTAGTTGCTACACCAGACGCGGTCGCGCAATTGGGCATATTGTTCCAGTAGAGGGCGTTAAAAGTGTATGAAGTTGAACCTGCATACTGGAGTGTACTGCCGATACTATTATCGGCTCTAGGCTGCGGATCCATGAGTTGGATGGTATAGTTGAGCCTGATAGTGCCTAACGCGACACCACTGACTGTATTGTCAGTGGTTACATAAAATAACCCTAAGTCGTATGTCTTAAGATCTGCATTACCAAGGGGTTGTGCAGGAGCTCTGGTATACAAGATCTTATTCATAACCGACTTTCCTATAGCCATCTTCTGCGTTAAAAAAGGCGAAAACTGCAAATTCACCTTATATTGAAGCATGTCTGATGTCGAAGAGGGCCCCTGGTCAAGAGCGTCTGGATCGAACGCCATATAGACAGTACCAGAGGTTGTGGTTGGACAAGAAGTGATGAATTCCAACTCGAGCTTCAAAAACTTGTACCTATCGTACAATAACGCAATATTGGAAAGCCAAGGGAAAGTGGAGTTGAGACCTGGCTGAACCACAATATCTTTTTGCAATGTGAAACCAGTAGATGTTGTGGTGATAGTACCATAAAACTCAGAATGTGTGATAGTGACAGGTCGAGAGTTCTGGTTCTTGATACTAATGGGGATGGCTACCTGGGTTACAGGGTTGTATGGGTTTAGAGGGCCTCGCCCCCTATTAGGCCGCCCCTGCGGCCTTTGTCTGCGTCCGCGTTTTGGCACGGGACGATTGCGAGCTAGTCGTTTTTGTTTTTTGGTTTGTTGTTGTTTTTGATTCATTGTAAACTGTAAAGGAGTGATTTTTCAATGGGGCCCGCTGATACAACATGTCTAAATACTGAGGAGCCATACGGATGTCATCTTCCATGAGACCAATAACGTAAGGGTTGAACATCAAATGGAAGGCATCCGCAAAGGGTCGATAATCGTAGTGATTAACTGCGGTCTGGAACTTATAACCAAAAAACTCATGTAGCGTCTGTCTAAACTTCTTACTTTTTTCTTGCCATGATGTGGGAACCCAATGGGGAATTGACGCTATTCGGGCTTGAACATATTTGGAGATCACCGGCCAACTGCGAGCCCATGAGTTGAGTCCAGCTGTAATACTCCAATTATAATGGGCAATGGTGAATTTCTTATTCACCTTCATCGTGTCATTGCCTGACAATAGAGCCCTTTCTATGCGACGGTTGAAGATAACCCGGCCATGATAAATCATGCCATACTTGGATAAAAAATCAATTGTATTATCAAACCGTTCAACATAATCTTTCGCAACCTGTCCTAGCCCATGGCAGGTGCGATCTTTGGGCTTGACTACAGCACCGTCAATATATACAGCCCAGAAACTGAGACGAAAACGTTCAAGGCCTGTTCTTGGTACAAAACATAGAACGTCGTCTCCCGCCACGATAACTCCTACCTTGACTTGTGCACGAGCAGCTACGAAGCGTGCGTACAAATATACACGAAGGGAATTACCCAATGTAGTACGGGTTGGGTGACCAGAGAATGTAGTGCCACGAATTCGCCCGTCTATCAATCGTGTAAAAACACCAGCACGCTTGTAGGAGATGTAAAACTTAGTTGAGGAGGAAACTAAGATCTTGAGGTATTGGTCATAGAGGCCTGGAGGGAGGGATGTAAGATGAGGCAGTACGGACGGAAATGTTTTACGGAAAAAATATCCGTCGATACCCTCTATCAATTCTTCATATTGGTGACCATCATGGTTAGAGCCGTCCCAGGTAACAGGTATCGCGTCGGGAATGGTTGCATAAACTCGTTCTATTAGGTGGGCTGTTTGCTGGGTATTATAGCCGACACCTAACCACACTTGATTCTTCAACGCGTTAAGGTAATACTTGTTTATGTATGTGCCAATAATCTTCAGACTTCCACTAGGATTGAACAAAAACCGCGGCTTTGGGGCTTCAAGGTAGGACAACTCATTAGACTTCTGCATGCATTCTGCTGTCAATTTAATACCAAAATTTTCGTTGAAATCCTGCCAATGTCTCTCGTAATCTTTTCGTTTCAAACCCTCATACTCATTGAGATGTTGTTGAATAGTATAGGGTGCAGAAGGGGCAGTAAGAAAAAGTGGTATAAGCTCTTTGTCCATAAGGTTTTGGGAGAAGGCAAGAAATTTTCGGAGCATTCGCTTCTCCGGGCGATGGTAATGGCCGCACTGTCTAACGAAGAGAGCGTGTAGGGTGTTGACAACTGTCTTCTTCATCATACTGGGAGTAGTCCTAACAAACTCACTCGTAAACTCAAACGTACTATGAACAAATTTTGGGACTACGAAGTGGGTGACTACTGCATGAGCCAAATGCAATACCTTACGGAGTGGGATAGAAATACTCAAAGAGCGATTATAGGGTGTCTGTAGATCGGCAAGTTGTTCCTCATTAAGGTCTTTGAGCAATAGACCACGAACAACATCACGGAACGGCACATAACGAGCCATTGAGGGGTGGACGGTGTAGGTTTCATAATAGGCGTTTCGGACGCGCCAGGCTATTTGCACTATGACTATCCCGCCTGCTGCATACAAGCAGCAATAAATGAGCCAGAAGACAGGATATAGTGCATGCATGCCATGAACAAAATAGGGCACGCACCAAGCAGGAACAACAAGAGGAAACAACAAGCCTCCGACCACCAATGAGGCATAAAAATATGGGAAAACTGCATGGAATGCAAACCAGGCTACTAGATAGAGGAATAACTGAAATTCAATCGTCATATGGACGCTAGGGAGCTCGACCTTCAGGCGTGCCCACCTTTCACGCAGAAACCGAGAAGCGGTAGTTTCAAGCTCCGCTGTGGCACGCTCAATGCGTGCAGTCTGATTACGCTCTTTCTCAATATAGTCAAACGCAGCATAAGTGACATTTCGAAGTGCTGTCTCATACTGCATCTCACTAACACAAAAGACTTGGAGTTTTGAAAGAACGTAATTAAGAGCCGATTTTCGGTCTGTAGGAGTAATTTTCTCGAGTTTCTTGAATGTGAAGAACGAAAGGGCATGGCCGTAATACTCATCGTTCAACATGTACCGATGAGTCATATCATCAGTATTTTCGTGTCCTATTTTTGATTCCTCTTTGATAAACATTTTCTGCTGAACACTCTGTAGTTCTACATGTACTAAGGCTGCCTGATTCCCAATGTCATAGCGGGACACCTCCTTCCAAAAAATGCCATTCACATCCAAGACTGATCCATTGGAATAGGGCGAATAATCGAACAATGGGTGTTCATAAGACTGATTCTTAGCCGGCATATTCAGCACCCAAAGCTCTGACTTCTTGCCACTAATAGTAGGCACTTTGAGTGGCTTCTCATAGACACAGTAGCTCCCCTCTTTATCCACAAAAGAATAATGGCCCGGTACCTGAGAGTAGGCCGTAAAAACTACATGCGCTACTGCCTTGGGGTTTGCATGGAGGTGTGCAGTAATACCGCTACGAACACCGGGGTAGTAGATGGTGTCAATGGCTGTTAGATCTGCGCCTAAAGGAAGTTTGATGTTGACGTTCCAAGCATGCTGGGTCTCATGGGTATACAGGCGCCATTGTGATGGCAAGATACTCTTACGTTCCGCATTGTAAGCAATATCATACGGGAAGATTTCAGGTCGGTATGCGTGGACAATAAACTCCGTAGGGTCCAGCATGTTCTTAAGTTGGTGATACTTGGAACCACAATCAGCAACGAGAGCTGGCTGGCCTGTTTCCCGACAGGATTGATGACGGTAGATCTGTGAAAAACAAGTCACAGTTAGGTGGTTGACTAGATAGCGCAAGCTGGGGTGACCATAAAAGTCCACAAAATAGCCAGCATATGGGTGGGATAGAGCATAAGAAATCTCTTTTGGATACAGCTTGCGTAGTAAGTCTAGTCCCACTGGCCCAAGTTGAAATTGTAAGTCAATATTCACCACTTTCCCCTTTGACAGCCGCCATGCCTTTCCCGGATACAGCTCATGCGCAAAGAGGCATTGGTGGAGCTGATAAGCCTTAGCAGGTTCCTCCTGAAAGTCCTCTGAAATAAATTCATCATCACCTGCAGGGTTAACGCGATCTCGCCCTGGATTCGTAGTATCGGGTTTGGGGGTCGCGATTTTCTTTATCTCATCGGAGACCGAAACGGGTGCGCTGTATACCGGTTTCCAGACGTCGCCTGCCTTCCACAGTTTGTCCTGGTCCGTCTTGACGGCACTCCAGGACCCATTCTCCACTGCCAGAATCCACTGGCGTTTTGCTTTTTCCAGATTACTACCACTAGTGGAAGGGGCGAAGACAACCTCGTAGGCCACAATAGATCCATTCTTAGCCTTAACGACGGTGGCGACTACTTCTGAGACACAGAGGGATACATCACCTGGTGTGACACAACTAAATGGTCGGGGTGTCTCAACTCGATTCGATATAATCTCAGCCTTGAGGGCCGAAAGATCCGCCTGTGTGACGGATGGTCGAATCTTGCCGTAAGCGGCTAAAAATGAGACAAGGGAGTTGTCACTGATGGTCTCAGGGTACCACTCTGTACGAGGCGAAACCACGATCGCGTGCATACTATATGCCTTGCGATCAAGGGAAAAACCGGGGACTAAGATAACTGTTCCTGGTTCTTCCTTGCCCGTCACTAGTTCAGCCTCAACCCAGGGGATCCGATTGAGCTTAAAGAAGGTTTTTGTAGCTTCTAGTGTGGGGCTATCAAGCACTGCCTTAACCCCGGCTAGGTTAAACAGCGCTATCGACTCCCGCATAAAGGGGTCGAATTGGTCTACCTGGTACTTCTTAGAGAGAAGTAGGGACCAAAGTTTGCAGAGGATTTGTGTCGCTAGGCCATTGGCCTCGTTAGCATAAAACAAGCTAACGATAGTTGCGTATAAAACGCAGGTGGTTGCGTAGAGAGGTGAGGATTGGTAACGAGGTGATAAGGCTCGTCCGCCAACCCGAAGCGTACACTGACCGGGAGTGACGGTCGGCACGTTATTATAAGTTGTTTTACTAAGCGAAAACGACTTCATAAAATGAC